CAGGAGCCTTGTAAGTGTTAGCTTCACTGCGCACCTCTTGTGCGTCTTGATATCCCTGGTTGATTATAGTAACTGTCCACTATGTCTCGGTCTAAATCCCGATAGGTCCATAGGTCGCCTGGATGGCGAAGGTCAACAGTTGACGGTACGGAGAACACGTAATTGACGAAATAGTGCCGCCAAGAAGCAGGCAACCAAATGTCAAACAGACAAGAATCCAATTCTGTTAGGACTTTCAAGCTGTTCAAGTACGTTTCTATGGCAATCTGCATCTCTACAGTAAGGCCAAATTTCTCCTCCATCAGGATCCGCGTACGGGGTCCCACGTCTTTTCGAGGTATCTGATCAGATGTTAACGGCAGTTTACTATACTGCCACCGTGTTTGTGAATCGCCTAATAGGACTTTGAGTGCTTCACCAATTTTGACTCCCGCGGTGACCCGAAGGCCATATTCCGCAAGTGCAGCCACGACTGGGACGCCGGGATATTGATGTGCGAGACTGAGTGCCTTACAGCGAAGAAGCCCCAATTTCTTGGAGTCGCGACAACGCGCGTATTTTCCAGCTGCCCAACCAAAAGTTGCAATTACTTTGGCTGGATCCGTGATGTTAACCAGTTCTTCTTGATCGAAGACCAGTCCACAAAAGGAGGCCGTTGAAAGCGTAGTATGCACTTCCAACTTAATAACGAGCCCTAAGAGCGCGAAATCCTCAGCGGTAGGGGGCACGCCTACCACGTAGAAGAGACCATCATCACCTTCCACAACCCCAATGCATGTCGCCCCCTTAAGGTAACACACATACTCCATGAACATCAGGTTCGAAAACCCGTTGCCCAAGGAGGTGCACATTTCACCACTCATTCGTGTCGCAAGCAACTCAACAACGAACGAGCGAAATTCACATCGGTTCATTCCACCTAAAACCTCTCTAACGAGCACCATGAAGGTGTCGTGCTCGGGGAGCTGTGAGGTCATGTAATCATACATTTCGAACTCAACACAGTCCATAATTTCCGCGGTGAAGAGAGCCTCGAATGAAGTATAGTCAGTAGCGACATAAACTCCACCCTCCCACTCAATCTCTCTGAAATATAAGCTGCCCTTTCAGAGACAGGAACATGTTTGATGAAGGACGGATTGCAATAAATGTTTTCCTCCATCAAGTGGAAAATTGGGCCAAATGCGCACTTGAACTGATCCTTGCGCGCATTGATCCCCCGAGGCCATTTGTAGTCGGGGTAAGTTTCGTCTTTCTGGAATGAACCGACCTTCCACCATTTCTTGGTCGTCTTGATGTTCTCCATACTCTCTACTACTTTCCAAATTTCTCTTAATTCCTGCTTCCTCCACTCGGGATAATTGGTCTTCCCCAACCAAGTCTCAAGTGAAGTGTCCGCTTCGGGAAGAATCGGGACGAGATTCTTCTTACAATATTCTCTAACAAACCGTCTGAGTGTGCGTTTCTTGATCGGCGTCCCTTTACGGGTCCGCAAATACATGAACGTTTGATAATCAGACTTCCTAACACCGAGTACAGTGTGGTTCGCCAAAGGTGGCTTTGCCGCGAAGCGTTTAACAACCCCTCCCACCATTGTGAGTGGATCGTGGGGATCGGGATGTGGACAAGCCGCACCCCGAACTGGACACCCTAGACTGGCCATAACTGGTGGTCGGACTGAATCATCCTCCCAACACGGCCGTCCGATCTTGGTGCCTTCCTTAAGACAACCCAAGACGGGCAGGTCAACTTCACCTGCTCGGTATCCCCACGCCACCCTCAAGTCCGGCTTCAATGCTGGTGAAGAGGGGCCCGGCCAAAAGGCACCTATGATGCATTTCTGCGGAAGTGCCTGTAAAAGCCGTATGCTAGCTGTTCGGTATTGCTCACGATGTTGATCCCACCGAAAACAATTGCCCTATTGATGTTAACTGTATCTAATGCGCCGCCAGCCGCGACAAGCTTCTGGAGAACCATGTCATCATCAGTTAAGAGATTCATGATTCTAGGTCCAGTCAGCTGCGCCAAGACTTCCATTGAAACTCGGAAGTTCTTGACGCGATAGTACAGGCCCAGGGTGTAAAC